TTACTTATTGAAGAAATATGTGGACCAGGAGTAAAATTTAAACCTAAAACAAAATCAGCTAAGTCTTGGTCACAGAGTGGTTTTACTGTTGGTACAAGAACCGTTACCGGTATTAAAAGTCCGACTATGGTAGGTATAGGTCGTGGTGGTAAGATTCTATCAAGAGACTGTGACATAATTATTGCTGATGACATTGAAGACCACAGTTCTACTATGCAACCTGCATCAAGAGAAAACACAAGAAACTGGTGGACTACAACATTATCAAGTCGTAAAGAAGAACACACTGCAATGATTGTTATAGGTTCAAGACAACACTATGACGATTTATATTCACATTTGTTAGAAAATGAATCTTGGGAAACAACTGTAGAAGAAGCACATGATACTGCATGTACTATAACTGATTGGAACGAAGAAGACCATACAGATTGTATGTTGTGGTCAGGCAAAAGGTCTTACAAGTGGTTAATGGATAGAAAACGAGCAGCAGAAACTACAGGTGGTAGAGCTATATTTGAAATGGTTTATCTTAATGTTGCAATGCCTGAAGGACTAAGTTTATTTAGTCGAGAAGAAATTGAAGCATGTAGAGACCAAAAGAGGGACATAGGGCAGGTACCTAGAGGCACACGCCTTATTGCAGGACTTGACCCTGCCTCTACTGGATACCAGGCAGCATTTTTGTGGGCTTATGGACCTGCAGATGGAATTATGTACATGGTAGATATGCACAATAATTTAGGTGGTGGTATACCTGAAGCACTTAAAGTTATAAAAGATTGGTGGTCAAAATATAATTGTTCTCACTGGGTTATAGAAGAAAACGGATTTCAAAAAGCTATACGACAAGATAAATCTATACGTGATTTTGCATCAACACATGGTATATTTTTAGAAGGACATGAAACGTATTCAAATAAGTTTGACCCTATATTTGGTGTAACAGCTATGCGACCATCGTTTCAAGAAGGTATAATTAATTTACCGTATATGGGTTTTGAAGCTCAAGAAAAGGTAAACTTATATACAAGTCAGTTAGTGTATTTTAGTTCTGCTAAGAACAAGAGCAAGACAGTAGGTACAAAGACTGACATAGTTATGGCTAGTTGGTTTCCAATGAGAGCAATTAGACGTATGCAAAAAGAACGGTTAGCCGAACTAGACACAGATTATGTGCCTAGCTTTGCTGATTATGAAACAAGTAGTTTTAATGAAGGATTATGGGATAGAGACGAATGGTAAAGTCTAAAGATGAACTCTACGACAGAGTAGATTATTTAAGAAAAATAAATCAAGATGGTATGGTCGATAGAGCTAGAATACGTGACATTTTAAATGGTGGACAAGAAGCTGTTCGTGCATTACTTGGAGACCGTTCAAGCATGGATTTTCACGAATTGCCTGCACCAAATTTATTTTTATCAGCATTAGAAAGATTTGCACAAAAATTAGGAAGAAGTCCTGATTTAAAAATAGACGTTATTAATGCTAAAGATTCTGAAAGAGCAAAAAAGAAATCAGAAAAACTAGAACGTATTGTTGGAGCATACGATGATATGCAAAAATTACATTTACAATTACCACAAGTAGGTAGATGGCTACCTGGTTATGGTTTTGCTGTATGGACAATAAATACTAAATACGATAAAGACAACAACCCATATCCTTGTGCAGAAATAAGAGACCCTTTTACTTGTTATCCTGGACCTTTTGGTAATGACCAACAGCCTAAAGATTTAGCAATAATTACTAGAGTTCCAGTTAGTACATTACTTGAACAATACCCGGAGCAAAAAGCTGCAATTATAGGAGACAATGCAGAATCATCTAATGATTTTACAATGTTATATTACAACGATGGTGCTGCTTCTTGGGCAAATCAAAATGGAGACGGCAAAGTAGTTGTTGAATATATGGATAAAGAAGGAACATATATATTTTTACCTGAAAATAAAAAAATAATAGATTTTATTCCTAATCCACTGAAAAGTGGTCCAATGTATGTTATTGCAAAAAGATTTGCTTTTGACCAAATGCAAAGTCAATTTCAACATGTAATTGGTTTAATGGCTAATATGGCAAAAATAAATATTCTTGGAACAATTGCTATGGAAGATGCAGTGTTTACAGAAACAAATATCGTTGGAGAAATAGAATCCGGTAAGTACCGTAAAGGTAGATTTGCTGTAAACTATTTAGCTCCAGGTTCATCTGTTTCTAAACCAGTTAACAATCTTCCATATCAATTATTTCAACAAGTAGATAGATTAGAAAGACATTTGCGTCTAGGTTCTGCATATCCTGTATCTGATGATGGACAATCCCCTAACAGTTTTGTTACAGGTAGAGGATTAGAAGAACTTGGACAATCTGCATCTATGCACGTTAGAGAATACCAAGTCATACTTAGAGAAGCATTACAAGAAGTAGATGCTAAAAGATTAGAGTTTGATGAAGTTATGTATCCTAATAAGAGAAAACCAATTGCAGGAATGCACAAAGGCACAGCTTATAAAGAATCATACACACCAAGTTCTGACATATCAGAAATGTATAAGACAAGAAGAGTATACGGAGTAATGGCAGGTTTTGACGAACCACAAAAAGTTATTACTGGGTTGCAATTAAAACAGCAAGGTATCATAGATACACAAACACTGCAAGAAAACCTAGACGGGTTAGATAATATTACAAACATACAAAACAGAATTAATTCTGAAAAAGCAGAAACTGTATTGTTTGAATCATTAATGGCTCAAGCAGCTCAAGGTAATCCAAAAGCTACTATGGCAGCAGCAGAGATTAGAAAAAATCCTGGACAAATGACAAAGATACTTGATAAGTTTTATACAGCAGAAGAAGAAACATCGCCTGAAGAAGAAGCGATTATTGGTGCTGCACAACAACAACCACAAGGTCCAACAGGACCACAAGATATTGCATCAGTATTAGCAGGATTAGGAGCAGGACAACAAGGAGTTCCTGGTGGCTAGTCCTGAACAAGAATTAAAAAAACAATTTTACGATATTATAAATGCTGAAGACTGGGATGATACTGGTTATCCTGAAAGACCTCAAGAACAAATATCAGATGTGGCTTTAGGAGATATTATGATTCCTACACCAATACCTGGTGTATGGATACACGTTAATCTAGGTTTTGAAATAGAGGATGGTTCATGGTAAGAAAGAAAAAAATACAAGTGCCTACAAGAGCAGAAGGAGACCCAACAGGTCAGACACAGATGTTGCAAGAACAAGTAGATGCAGTATCTCCAGGACAAGAAGCAGCTTTACCTGAAGCACCTATACGTACTGCACAACCACAACCTGTTCAAGATATATTTGCTACACCTTCACAAAAATTACAAGAACCAGGTAATGAGTTGGGAGAAAACGAAGCAATGTTTACTGCTGACAACGATATTGAAATTGTAAAGGCAATTTTACTGGAGAAATTTCCATCACTAACAAGTAGGTTCTAATGGCTTCTTATTATCTCAAATGGGGAGAAGAAAGATTAGAAGATAAATACTATCAAGATGCTCAAAAACAATCTATTGATGTGCAAAAAAGTATTCTTGGAGATGATGGTATAGATGCTTTAGCTGATAAAACTACAACTTTAAAAGGTATGAATCCTTTTGAATCAGATGATTTAGCTATGGCTTCAGCAACTTTAAACCTTACAAACCAACAATATTACAATTTGTGGACACAAACAAAACCACAACAATATTATTATTCAAACGGAGAAACATCTCCTACAGTAGAATTTTCTAAAAAGTTTTTTGAAAGAATTAAAGACGCAGTAAACAACACAAAAGAAATACAAAGACAAACACAGTTAGATTTATTTGGAGAAAACCAAATTAGAAAAAGCACTGTAATAAATGCTGCATTGGTAGCACTTAACTCTATATTTGAAACAGGTAGTACGTTTTTAGTTAACACTATTGCATTAGAACAAAAAGCATATCAAGCAGAATGGGCTGAAAGTTTAGGATTAAATATAGATAGGGACTTTGCAAGATATGTAGGAGACAAAGACACAGAAAAAAATGAAGTACCTTTAGGAATAAAAATAAAATCTTTTGGAGCAGGTGTTAAATCTTTACTTATCAATGCAGATAGACAACAAAATAATTTAATAAACAATATTTTAAATAACGAAACAGTGGCTCAAGCACCTTACATATCAGATAGAGCAAGAAATTATCTTATGAGCAAAAATCTTATAGATGATTTAGGAAATCCTATGTTGCAAAAATCTGATTTGCAAGTTGTCCAGGAAGCATTTCCTGATGTTTTATCAGAACAAATAAAAATATTAACTGGTGGTGTAGAGAGAAAGTTAACTCTTAATGAATCAGTAGAAGTATATCAAATGGCTTTTAATGAAATACTTGGAGGAGGTATTGGTCAAGAAGGATTAGCAGGATGGTTTGGTCGTGGAGAATATTTAGACCAAGCAGAAGAAACAAGAGAAGGTTTTAAAAAAGCAAGCATTGCATCTAACTTTGGAGACTTAGTTAGATATACATTTACTGGTTCTTTATCAGGAGAATACAGCCCAAAGATGGCAGTAAGTCAAGATATACAAGAACAAGCAGACGTAGATTTATTTTTACTACAGTCAGCATACGATGTAGGTTCTATAACAAAAGAAGATTATGAGTTAGCAAAAACAAAAATAGAAGAGATAGAACAAAATGCACTTAGTGATATGGAGTTTGACCCTAAGCACGGATTTAACTCTTGGATAGGTTTTACTACTAACTTAATTGGAATGATAAAGACTGACCCTTTTATCATGTCAAGCAAAGGTGTAGGAGTTGGTGGTAGAGGAGTTGCTAGCGAAGAAGTATTAACAGGTGTTGGTAAACAACTTGATGAGCATTTAAAAGCAGGAGGAACTGCTGCAGATTTTTTTGCTGAAGGACAAGACGATGCTATAAGAATACTTGCTGACAAAGTACAAGTATTAGCAGAAGCAGATGCACCTTTGTTTAGTGAACTTACTATGAGAGGTTTTAGTCCTGAAGTTGCATATCGTATAGTAGATAATCCTGTAAATAATCCACAAGGTTATTTTGATATTATTAAAGACTCTTTGACTAGAGGTTATATATCAGACATAAGAGTAAACGGAAAGATGAGTTCTAATGCAAAAGACTTCCATTTACAGCCAAAAGTATTTAGTGATAACTTCTTAGACAATATAGCCGATACTATGACAGGAAATACTACTACTGCAAACTACATTAGAGGTGGTGGCACAAAAGCAAAAGGTAAAATTAGAACAGCTACATCTAGTGCAAAAGATATATTTTTAGGCACCGATATTAGGTTACCTTCAAGACCATTTGCTTTTTTAACAGATACATCAAGGTCTGTTGACACATTTGTAAAGACAGGAAGAATGATGAGTGTTCCTACACCAATCATAGAAGATTTGTCTAAAAAGTTTTATATAGCAATACAAGATAAAAATTATAAACTAGCTCAAAGCATATATTATGACGAGTTAGTTATGAGAGAAGGTGCTATACAGTTAAAAGCAACATTCGGTTTATCAGACAAAGAGTTGCAATTATTTTTTAGAGAACACTTAGATGATGTAAGAGGATTTAGTGACAGGGGTAAAACGTATAGACCTGCACAAAGTTCTAAATATTATGATGATGATTTTGTAGACCCATTTGTAAAAGCACAGTATGCAGACCAAATAATTAATGAAGAAGAGTTAGTGCAATGGTCACAAAAAGCTCTAGGTATGGCAGGACAGGCAATGGATTTATCAATAAACATTCCTGATTTAAGAGCTACATTACGCCATACAGGTATAAGAAGAAGATTACGAAACAAACTCGTAGGTTCTAATCAAGTAGATGAAAGCATAGCATTAATACGTGCAGAAGCAGACAAAGGAGTCAAAGGAACATTTTTTGACCCTGACACACCACTAGGACAAATTACAAAAGGTGCATTTGATGATTTGCCTGATGAAAGTTTCTTATATAAAAAATTAGTAATGGATGTGCCTTCTGCATTAGAAACAGGACTGTTTACTTTTATATCAAGAGTTTGGATGCCATTACAGTTAATAACACGTATTGCATTCCCACTTAAAATAACTACAGACGGTATGTTAAGAGTATCTACAAAAGGTTTAGCTTCTATATTTAGAGACCCTGCAGAATACATGAAGATGATATTTAATGACCCTGACGGTCTTATGATACGTTACTTAGAAAGTAAAGGTATTGATGTATCTCCTCTTACAAGTTTGCGTGGACCATTTAGAGTTACTAAACCAATACAAGGTGGTACTTTATCAGAAAAACTACCACTTAAATATAGAAAAACATTAGGTGCTTTGACTGAAGGTAACTCAGAATTTGGTGTGCCTGAAGTGCGTGATTTGTACGAAAGAGACCCAAAGTTTACTTCTGTATTTAGAAAAGACAATGGTGTTTGGGTTGATATAGAAAAAACAGGAAGAAAGAATGTAGCACAAACAGACGGTAGTGTTTTAGCTTTTGATTTAGATAATGACTATATAGAAGCGTATATTGATTATCTAATTACACAAATGGCACATGACCCGTTTATGCCTATTGTTGCAGGTGCTATGAGACAAGGTTTGTCTGATGCAGATATTGTAAAAGCAATACAAGACAATAAATACTTAATGGATGAAATAGCTGCTCTTAACAGAAAAATTATGTCAAGACAAAACGTAGATGGTAGAGCAAACAATATTGTTGTAATTAAAAATGAAAAAGACTTTTTAGATTTTGTCAAACATCATCGTATGACTATAAATAATTTTACAGGAGCATCTGATGAACTTATAGAAGTTATTGCACAAGGTAAAGTTGGCAAAATAGATGTAAGAGATTTTGAAGTATTAAGAACAATAAATTCACAAAGAATAAAAAATACTTTAACTCCAATTATAAATAAGAACTCAGCAGAGTTACCTATAACAGTTCCTGGACTAGAAAAAATATCAAGTAAAGGAATTATAAATAATTTTAAAGCATTTACAGACGCATTGTTTTTTACAGTAGGTCAGTCAGAAGCAGCACTTGTACGTATTCCAACATTTAAGCAAGCATACTTACATTACGTAGATGCCAATATGATATTTGCTCAAAGAAATGCTTTAGCAGAAATGTTAGAAAATCATTTTGACCCAAACAAAGCTATAAATTTATCTGATGAAATGGTTGAAAAAGCAAAACGATTACTTGCAGATAAAAAACTAGACGCAGAAGAGATAGATAGTGTTATGTCAAAGATTGTAAAACAATCTGTTGTAGCTAAAGACGATAATTTAACTATTCTTGCGTATCATTCTAACGGTATACATACACCTAGAGTTTTAGGTGCAACAAACAAACCACAGTTAGATTTACAAGTTAACTTACAAAATGCAGAAAGAAGTGCTTACGTTACAGATAAAAATATTGCAAACATTAGATTAGGAGATGAGAATACAAAGATTGGTACATACTACTCAAATGTAAACAAACAAGAAGTAGTTTTAAACGGTAAGTTAACATCAGAACAACAAAACACATTGCGTAAAGTATTAGTAGAACATTATGGTCCTAATACAAAAAAGAATGTTGATGAAGTTATAAAAGATTTTAAGAGTTTTTTAAAGGACAATCCTACACCTAACACAAAAGAACTTAGAAGTTTGTTAAAACTAGGAAATGTTAAGTATGAAGATACAGTAGCCATTGCACAACGTGGTGGTTTAAGTTCTTTCTTAGATGAAAAAACAGGAAGGTTTGTTATAAACAATCCAAAACAAAGTCCTATTGTTCAGGAATTAACTGAGCTAGATTATCACATGGTGTTAGATAACAACAATGTAAGAACAGATATAACACGTAACATGACATACGATGATTTAGATAGAAGAGCAGCAGAAGCAGCATTTGAAGTACACAATAGATTGTTGTACAACTTGTTAGAAAGAGGTTACGTAGCTGAAGCATACAGAGTAGGACTGCCATTCTTTGAAGCATATAGAGAAGTTTTAGGTAGATGGTTTCAACTAGGAACAACAAATACAAGAGCAGCAGCACAAGTTGCATTTGCTTATAGAAAAGGTTTAGAAGAAAACTTAATATACAAAGATAAGTTTGGAGAAAACTATTTAATTATTCCTGTAGGTGGTACAGCCTTAGAGTCTTATGTACAAAGTGGAGGCGAAGGGTTGTGGAAAGATGACATGAGTATAGAAGATAGTGGCATTATTCTTAAAAGAAGTTTTCCATTGTCAGCATTAGGTGTTGCAGGTGGTGGTTTGTTTCCTCCACTTGGTCCAGTAGTTGCCATACCAGTAGGTTTAATTACAGCAGATAATCCTGAAGCTAGAAGATTATTAGAAAGAACTATATTTCAGTTTGGATTACCGTTTGAAGGTGGTGCAGGAGATTTAGGAGATTTAGTATCACAAGCTCTTATTGAAGAAACTATGCCTGCTACAGGTAAAAATATATTAAATGCAGTAGCAGATAGATTAGGATTTGCAGGTGTTGACGAAGATTTATACATGTTAGCAACAACACAAGCAACACAGATAGCAGCAATGTTATTTCCTGAAGAGGTACAAGATTCAGAATTTTTGTTAAATAAAGCAGCAATTATTAGAGATAACATTTATCAACTAAAAGCATGGGATAGAAACGTAAATCCATTAGTACCTAAGATGAATGTTTTGTATAGAGCAGATTTAGAAGACAGCACATTTGAAGAATGGTATGGAAAAGAAGGAGAATCTAGTGGACTTGTATGGAATGGTTTTGTAGAGCTTTCTGTAATACATAGTTTTTGGCGAGATATGAAAATTGAATATGCAGTTACTATGGGTAAAAAAGAAGCAGACTTCCAGGCAACAAAAGATATTGTTAGATTTTTAGGATTAGATAAATATTCTTTAGAAGATAGTTTTACTTCTGCATCTATGCAATTACAAGGTAAATCAATTAATGAAGAAGGTAAGTTGCCTATGACTAAACCTGAATACGATTTTTACTTAGAAGAAAAAGAATTGTTTGATGATTATGGTGGCAATGTTTTGTATTTGTTTGATGGCTTAGGTCAAGGAGAAATAGATTATTCAGGATACGGAACACTTAAAGGATTAGGAACTATAACACCTAAAACTAAAGAAGAGTTTTATTATGCAAGTGCAACATACGCTGCATCTATTGTAGAGCGTGCTGCAAAAGCAGAAAAAGTAAGAAAGTATGAAGAAGCAGGACTAGGTCAACAGGCATTGAAAGCAGAACTAGCAAAAGTAGATATTGTTTTATCACAATTGTTTCCATTAGCTTATGGAGACCCAGTAACAAAAGCACAATTGTTAGATGATTTACCTGGTTATCAAGTAGGAAAAGGTGCAGATTATTCAGCAAATGCTGAACTAATTACAGCTTTAGTAAATGACCCAAGAGCTGCAAAGTTTGAACTTACATCTGTTATAAAAGAATATACTGATTACAGAGATGATGTGCTAAAAGGTGTACAGTTAGCAGAAAAGAAAGTTACAAAACAAGATGCTGCTGAATGGGTAGCTAATACTGATAGCGAAAAAGCACAAGCAATTAGAGATTTACTATATTTCCAGGCATCAAAAATAATACAGAAAGAACCTATGTTTGGTGTTGTCTTTGAAGAAGTGTTCTATAATGAAGTAGTTAAGTACGGAGTTAATGAATAATGGACAGTGTAGATATGGATATTGAATTAGCTTTAGGAAAAGAACAACTTGGAGAAGAAGAATAATGGCAGGAAGTATATACATACCTAGAACAGCAGCAATATCAGATATTATTGAAACAGATAATGTTGAACCTACAGGACCAGGTGCAGATACAACACAGTTTGTTGTTGATTTATTAGGAGACCCTGATAGGAATAAACCTTTAGGAGAAGGATTTCAAAATGTATATCCATCAGAAATAGATTTTGAAGGAACTAAAGTAAAAAAGTTTATTGATGCTGAAGAATATTTAAAACAACAAGGATTTAGACATGTGTATTTTGCTTTTGACCCAGGAGAAGTAGCAAGAGATTTAACCAAACAAAACATAGCTTTACTTAAAACACAGATGGCAGGCGTAGGAATTATAGACGCAAGTAAGACTGTAGGTCTTGCACCTGATGAAGAGTTTGTAAAAGGTATTAAAACACTTATGGAGTTTTCTATGAATGGTGGAGGCAAAATAAGTTGGTTAGGAGCATTAGCTGCAATACGTTCAGATTACAATGCTAGACAGTCTTTAATAACTAGCAACCCTAAGATTGAACGAGAACAACTAGATGAACTGTTAGATAGCACACTTACAAAAGCTAGAAGCAGAAAAGGTGGTGCATTAAGTGCTGAAGAAACACAATACATTGCTAATAGGGTATCTTCTATAACAAGAGAATTTAATACTGCTAGTGCAAACTTAACACAAGGAACTCCTGCAGAGTTTGGATATACACCTGCAAGGTTAGAAGGTATGAGAATAGTTGACCCTGTTGAGACATTTACACCTGCAATACCTGCACAAGAACCTGATGTAGAAGGATTAGAAGACGACATAGGTGGAGTATTAGATGAAGTATTTGAAGGCAGAGAAGAGTTACAACAAGAGTCTGAAGCTGCCGGACAAATAGGAGCTAGAGCTGCACGTACTATAAATAGTCTTACAAACTTAAGTAGAAGAGCAGTATCTAGGTAATGGAACCTGATTCATATACCACGATAGAGGTAATCGAAGCACTGCAAAGTGTTGGCGTTGCACAAGAAGTTATAGAGTATGTTGTACCTATAGCAGCTTACGAATCAAGAGTTGATGGTATACCTTTTACTAGAGACGCAGAAGATAAATACTCTCCATCATTAGGTATATTTCAAGCTAACTTAAATTCAATGGCACCAGGTATATACAAAGCTATGAAAGAACTTGGTGTAGAAGTACCAGGAGTTACAAGTAAACAAGACAAAGTATTAGTAACAAACAACGCACAACCAGGTCAAGAAAATTTACTTAGATTTACAAGTGAACAAAAAGAATTTGTAGCTAACTGGTTTAAAACACAAGCAAATTTAAAAGACAATGCACTTGTTTTTAAATATATGCTTGAGCAAAAGTTAAAAGATGCAAACACAGATGATTTCAAAGAAGCTATGAAAGAGTTGTATGTTTTAACTATTGAAAAGTTTGAAGACCCAAACAATGAAGATGCACAACAACTAAAGCAAACGATAGAAAATGAAATGTTTATGACACCTCCGACAACAACGACTACAATACCTAGTACGGAAACAACAACAGTAGACAACGAGGAAGATGTGCCACAAGAAGCAATAGACCCGACAAAAAGAACTAGAAGAGAGATGGAGTTTAGAAATAGATACTCCGGTAATTCTAAGTATGTAGAACAAGTACCTTCAGGTACGTTTCAAAAATCTTATGACCAGTTAGTAGATTTAGTAGAAGCACAGATTAACAGCCAAAGAGCAGTTAATGGACTTCCTCCCATAAAAAGAGAACAAGCTGATGCACAGGTCTATATGTCCGGCTCAGATAGCTTTAGAAAAGCTATTGATGTATTAAGAGGCGTTAGAGATAACGATGACTCCTGAAGAGATACTTGAAAAAATAGGTCTCAACGGAAAGATACTTAAAAAATTTGCTCTAGGTAAATTACTTACTGATGCAAATTATACTCATGCTGATGTACTGCTTGATATAGAAAGATATCTTGCTTCTTTAGATGTGCCATTAGATTTGTCATACGACATACAAGAAGCTCTATTGTTTGAACTTAAAAGCATGGTTCCTGAATCTATGACATTTAAACAAATACTTAGAAAAAAAGATGATATTGGTTCTGAAATTGTTAGTTTGCAAAATAAATTTAATAACTTAGTAAAAGCACATTTAAGAATGCCATTAAGTATGGATACTGTAACTAAACTTACAGAAGCAACAAATGATTTTGATGAAACATTTCGTGCAATGAAATCTACAAGAACACAAACTCAAGGTTTATCAGACACAGTACAAGCATTTGATGATTTTCAAATGGGTATTTTTGATGAAAAGTTTAATAGTTTTGAAACATTGAAAGATTATATTGAAACAAATATAGGAAAACCACCACAATACGTTGACGACATTGTATTACCTGAAGGTTTTTCAAAGGGAGATATACCACCTCCTGGTATGTCTTTTATGGGAACAGATACACCACCAATAGAAAAATTAATTAAAGGACCGTTTGATGACCTAATACAATTTACTGCAGCACAAGAACTAGGTAACTTAATTGACCCTGAGTTAGCTGCAAAGGCTGCAAAAGTTTTAGAATCAAGCAAAGAGATAGGAGAACAAATAGTTAATTCTGCTCAGAAGTTTGCAAAAGACGCTATAAGAGTTACAGGTAAAGCAGCAGGAGCATTAGACCCAGGAGACGTTGCAGTAAGAACTGCTGTTCCAAGATTGCTTGCAAGTTTAGGTATAGGTTCTATATCAGCACCTGCATTAACACTATATGCTATATACGAAGGTGCATTGTTACTTGCTGATGCAGTAGATGGAATAGAAGAAGCTGTTACAAACATGGATGATAATGAAAGTATTAAAGACTTTGGTAAAGATTTTTGGAAAGGATTTACAGAAGATTCTTTATCAGAAAAGTATTCTATAAGTTATAAACTAACAGAACCAATACATAACCGTTTATTTGGTAATGTTTATGATACAATGGCTGAAACACCAATGACCCCTGTAACTACAGGTGGTGGTGGAGGAAGTAGAGTTAGAATTTTATAATGGAAGCAAAAGTTAATTTAAGTCAAATATTACAAGGTGGTTTAGCTGCTTTAGTTGGTTGGCTATTTAAAACTGTAAATGATTTACAACAAGAAGTAGCAACTCTTAAAGCACAAGTTCAAGCCTATCAAGAATCTATTGCAGGATTTAATCAAAATTTAATAGTTATTGAAGAAGTTATTAGAGAAATATTATTTAAGGTAGGTGGATAATGGCAAACGAACAAGAAAGAAGACTGTTAAGAGATTTAATTGATGGTCGTATTGATAAAGATACCTATGAGCGAGAAGTAGCTAAGATAAGACAAGCAGAAGTTTTAGAAGAAACATCAAAGTCTAATATAAAATACACAGTTCCAGGTGGTGGACCATTAACACTTGAAGCTATTGAGCAAGAGCAAAGAGATGCTTTAAAAAAAAGTATTGAACAAACTGGAAACATAGATATTTCCGTAGCTAGAGCTGCCCAAGCAACTGCAGAACAAAAAAGAAATTATTTGTTAAGTGATGAATATTTAGAAGATATTGAAAAAGATAAAATAGATGCAATTAAAGAAGAAACTATAGCTACAGAAGGAGCACCAAATATAGATGTTTTAGAAGCTATAAGAAATACTGCTGAACTTACAAAATCAAAAATTACAGAAGCACAAAATACATTAAAAGAAAGAGAAGAAAATTTATCTGCTGATAATACAACAATTGCATCTGACAATATTTTTGAAGATGATGATTTAACAGACGATGATGAAGATGATGATTTAACAGACGATGATGATGATGAAGGTAAAGAAGAAACAGTAGTAGTAGAAGATGACCCATTGTTTGGTAGATTAGGTGGACAAATATGGAATGTTGGTGGACAGAAATACATAGCATTTGATATACCTAACACAGGTTTATCAATGGCATATACAGCTACAGAAGAACAAATAGATAACTTTTTTACTGTAGATAAACCACAAGAACAAGTTATAGATGCAGAATCAGACAAATGGAGTAAGTCATTTCAAGCAGGAAACATAGTTGAAGTAGATGTTGTAAATATGGAAGCATCAGGTACTGGTGGTTTTTTTGAACAAATAGCTTCTAACTTTGACAAAGTAAAAGCTGTAAGACCATGGATGGAAGATGACGAAATGTATTCACTATGGTTAGAAAGTATTGTTGAAAATAGAGACATTGAAGATTATGAATGGGAAGGAACAAACTGGTGGCAAACACATAGTCAAGAAGAAAGAAACTGGTTACTACTATCACAAGACAAGGATTTATCTAAACTTCCTGCAGATGCAGAAGCTCTACTAAAAAATAATCATATAAAAGCTAGAGAAACTTTAAGACAAAACGGTGTAACTAATCCTGACCAAGTAACTTTTGAAGGAGAGACTTTAACAGAATGGTTTGGAAATAAATTAACAACAGGTACTTGGACTGAATTGCAATGGTTTAATCAAGCAAAAGCATTAGGAGACCCTATGTCAGGTATTGCAAGAGAAGAAGCATTAACTTCTTGGTTAGAAGGTTCTGCAGCACAACCTACTGCAACACAAGCAGGAGTAGCAACAGCAAGAGCTTTGACATTAGAATATTTAGGACCTTTGTATGGAGAGTTTGAAGATGTTTCAAAGTATGCAGGTATGATTCGTAATGCAGAAAGTGAAGAAGTAGGAAAACAAATGGTTATTGACGATTTAAAAAATATTAGAAAAGTATTATTTAGCACAGATATTTATGATGAAAATTTAACTTACGAACAAATAGCTCAACCTTGGAGAAACTTTTCATTTCAGTTATTAGGAGGAAGAGTTGATGAAACAAGTACAGATTGGATAGATGTTTTGAATGCAAATAATCAAGAAGAAGCAACAAAAATATTAACAACTGTTGGATTGAATGACGGTAATAAAAATGTTATGGATAAAGTTACAGATGAAATTGGTACATTTTTAGGACTTAGTCCACAATCAAGAGGTGTTGTGAGAGGACAACCTACATAATGGCAGTATTAAGTACATCAGCAAGAGCAGCTATAATATCAGAAGCTAAGTCTAATTTTGGTCCAAACTTTCCTGACAATCTTTTATCTATTTTTATAGATGCTTACATAGACAGTGGTAATGATGCAAATGAAGCAGGTAACATAATGAGGCAAAGCACAGAGTATGCAGATGCTTTCCCAGGCAATTTAAACCCTGATGGTGTCACTGTTAAATATACTGAAAATGAATATCTACAAATTGTAGATTCATTTAAAAGAAAAATAGAAAGTTTAGGAGTTAATGCAGATTTGATTGTTACTAATGACAGAATAAAAACATTAATAGAAAACGTAGTATCTCCTAAAGAGTTTGGAGAAAGAGTACAAAATGTATATCAAAATGTTTTAACTGCATTGCCACAAGTAAAAGAATATTATCAATTAAATTTTGGACAAGAGTTGACTGACGCAGAAATAATTGCTAGTGCAATAGACCCTAACATAAGTCAACAATTAGCAAGTGGTGCAATAGATGCAAATGCAGTGATATCACAAAATATTGTACGTGGACAAATTGGTGGTCTTGCAGCAGCAGAAGGAATATCGCTTACATTAGAACAAACTGAATCTTTAAGACAACAAGGAGTTACTCCAGGAAGAGCAAGAGAAACATTTAGACAAGCTACACAAATACAAAGTCTTGCAGAGCAACAAGGAAGAACAACAGAAGTTGTAGATATTGTAAGTGGTCTTGGTGGGGATACAGCAGAACAAAAAAGAATAGAAAGAATACTTGCACAACAAGCAGGTTTGTCATCAGCACAAACTGGAGCAGTCAGAACGCAAACAGGACAATACGTAGGTTTAGAAGAAATATAAATCTAAAGTATACATTTAGATATTTATGATATAATAATTTTGACACTGTACTGAGGTCCGGTGGTTAAACTTGACCTAGAACGAATACGGTCTTGATGCCTACTAACAAGACCTGCCAAATAAAAAAAGTAGTGTAAAAAATAGGCAGAGGATACCTGATGACCTCTTGTAAAAAAACATTAGAGAAACGGACAAGTGAATATGACAGAAGAACAAGAGTTAGACTCTTCTGAAGCAAGCGAAGACAAAAACTGGAAAGCAATGAGAGAAGAAAATAAAGCTCTCAAAGAAAAGCTAGAAGTTTTTGAAGAACAGGCAAAAGTAACTGTGTTTAAAGATGCAGGACTTGATACAACACAAGGTATCGGTAAAGCAATAAGCCAGGTTTATAAGGGAGACTTAAATGTCGAAGCTATAAAAACTTTTGCAGCAGAGGAATACGGAGTCACTACAGAGACTGATGTTGGGCAACAAGACGGTATTCGTGAGGAGATTCAAGATAGCCAAACAAGGTTAAGCAACATAACTAAGAACTCAGTAGTTGATAGCTTTAACGCAGATGATTTAATTGAAGCAGTAAAAAAATCAGAAGCAGAGGGCAATGTCAGAAACTCTATGCGTCTAAAACTTGCAGCTATAGAAGAAGCAAAAAAGAACGACAAATAGTAGCTTTTACTTCTTCTAAAAAAACAATTAGACAATTTATATAGGAGAAGAAAAAAATGGCAGACATATCGTTAACTAATAATACGATTTATGCACAAAACATTAATAACTTTACTGGTGAATTGTTTAAAGTTGGTGGTCAAAGAACACCTTTATTGTCAGCAGTTGGTGGTTTGAACGGTGGTAAGACATTAAACTCTACATTTTGGCAAGTCCAAGTAGAAGATAATGCAACCATTTCTTCAGAACCAACAAAAGGACAAGAAGGTGCTGCACCTACAGAATATTTAGGAAGAGACAGAGCTGCATATACTTATGTAACTCAAATTTTCCATAAAGGTGTACAAATGACTTATACAGCTTTAGCATCTACCGGAAATCAAAATCCTTTTGATTTGTCAGCTAATATTGCTAACGCCTCCGATGGAGACGGAACAGTAACAGCAGGCGATAAATTAGGATTATTTGGTGGTAGTCCAGTAAATGATGAATTTGCATTGCAGCTTGAAAAAGCAATGGAAAAAGTAGCAAGAGAAGTTGAGTGGTTTGCATTCAATGGTTCTTTCTCAGATGGTGCTAACACAACACCTGGGTCAGGAACTAGAGAAATGTATGGTATTGATGTATGGATTACATTAAACAAAAACGCAAGCAACGCAGCAGCCGTAAACCCATTGGGTGGTAACTGCTACTACAACGACACAGACGGAGACGGTACTGGTTCAACACAAGTTATCTCATTCGCAACTATTTCAGGTGCGTTAAAGAGAATGTATGACAACCATGCACCAATGAGTCAACCTGTATTGTGCGTTAGTCCAAAACAATTACTAGACCTTAACAACGAACTTGTTAAAGGTACAGTTGATATAGCAGGAGCAATCATTCCTAGAGATAGAAATGTTGCAGGTGTTGATATTGATACAGTCGTTACACCATTTGGTTCAATAGGACTAATGGTTATCGACCCTGATATCATGCCTGATAATACTGCTTTTATCTTGGACTTAGCTTACATTCAACCAGTGTTCACAAATATCCCTGGATATGGAACAGTGTTTGTTCGTGACTTAGACCAAGATGCAAACGCTAGAATTGGAAAAGCAATTTATATGGAGATGGGATTCGAGTTCGGACCTCCTTCATATCACTGCAAAATTCAAGCAGTTTCATAAATTAAAATTGAAGATTAGGGTGGAACTCCACCTCCACCCTTTTCTTCTGCTATAGTAAGGAAAGTATGATTAAGTCAAAAACAGCTTTAATAGATGTATCAGCAGACAACAACAATTCTTTAGGTGTTGCTACAGATGGAATGCTACTTTGTGGTATTCAATTTCCTGCAGCTATGACCGGTACAAGTGTTACATTTGATTTTTCAATGGACAACAGCACATTTGTTGACGTAAAAGAAACAGACGGAACAGACGTAACTTACACAATATCTGTAGGAGATATGGTAAGAGTTGACCCTTCAGGATGGGCATTTGCTAGCAATGGTTACGTTAGGGTAACTTCAAATGGTAGCGAAGCTGCAGACAGAAAAATAATATTACACTTTAGACACAGTTAGGAGCAACCATGGGTATGCTCTTAATGCTCAAAGAAGGTAAAAACGAAATTAGAATCGATATTGATTCTAAAGGTACTGACGAAATAGAATCTTCAGTTTCATTGTTTGAAGATGAAGCAGCGAAAAGTGGCGAGTTTACTATGGCTACTTTTGGTATATCAGCTTACGCAAAAGAAATAGAGAGGACTGCTTAATGAGTTCAACAGTAAGAGATTTAGTAGATAGAACATTTAGAGAGTATTTAGAACCTGCTGATGAACTTAATTCTTATACAGCAGTTGCATCAACGTTAAGTTCTTCTGCAACAACATTATCATTTGACCCTGACCTTCTTACACAAGAAGAAGAAGATGTTATGGATGCAGGAACAATATTAGAAATAGACCAAGAACTTTTATATTGTACTGGATTAGATACTGTAAATAACTTTGTTACAGTAGTTAGAGGTGTGAGGGGAACAACAGCAGACTCACACGATGTGGGAGCTATTGTTAAAATTGCACCTGCTTTTACAAGATTAGCTGTATTTGAAGCTGTTAAAGACCAAATAAATAATTTGTTTCCAACATTATTTGCAACAGAAACAAAAGAACTATCATCTTCTACAGGTTATACATTAATTGGTTCATACGATAGTCCAGGAGATGCAAACTATCTTGTATCAATACTGAGTGCTATATCTCAATATACAGATTTTGCTTCAGGTAGTGACACTACAGGAGTTAGCTTTTTACCAGTAACTTGTTCTTTAGTAGAACTTCCAAATCCTTTTACATATACAGATTCTGATGGAGTTTCCAGGACTATAACATATTCATCAGGACCTAATGTTGTTCATGCTGTACAATTTTCAGGTATAGCTCAAGGACAAACAGCTTATGTAACATTTAAAAAAAAGTTTATTGAGCCTACTGCAGAATCAACTTCACTGTCTTCAGTAGGTTTAGAACCTGAATATGAACCTATAATTATGGCAGGTGTTGCTGCACAATTAATGTCAGGTAGAGATATACCATCTGCAACAACAAAATTTATAACAGAACAAATGGCAATACAAGGTTATCCTGTTGGTTCAAGTAATAGTATTAGAAATTCTTTATTGCAATATCAACAGTTGCTTATAAATCAAGCAAGAAAATATCTCAGAGCTAAATATCCTGAATCAGTATCTGTTGATGGTTTGGTTTATGGAATACAGGCATAATGCCAAGAATAGCTACAAGAGGGGATGTATCTAATCCAAAAAGAAAAGGATACGATTTTCGTATTGATGACTTTTTGTTTAGAGCTGCAGTAGGACCTAACAGACAGATGACAATAGAGTCATCAGATGTTAGAGGTCAAGAAATAGATGTTAGACAAAATGCAGAAGACTTTTCTAAAAATATAGGTCGTATATATTCACGTAATGATTTTTCAGGTGGAAGTAATTTAGATATTGCACATAGAAGAAATGGTGGTGCAACAGATATACAAAGATTTTGGGATAGTAAAGGAGTAGAAGTATTTGGTAAAGATAGAGGAACAACTTATGATGTGCAATTACTTCACACTACACAACAATCAACAGGTGCTTCTTTTTCGTCAACAGATGATGACAATGCTTTAGCTATTGTTGGCACTACAATTTATGTATCTGATGATGCAACATTAAAATTTTCTACAGACGGAGGAGAAAACTTTAACCCAGTAACAACAGGTTTAACTGCCGGTTATCATATAAAAGGATTAGCTGCACATGGAGATTTGTTATACATTACTGCAAACAATGGTTCTGCAGGAGAAATAGAAACATGGGATGGTACTACCTCAACACAAAAATTATCAGCAGCAGTTTATGACAAAATATTTTCAGTTAAAGGTAAATTTTTAGTAACAATAGGAAATGCAATACATCAATATGATGGAGCTACAACAGTAGGTTCTGCAATAGTTACACTACCTTCCGGTCAAACATTTACAGATGTTGCAGATGTTGGTGCAGTTATTTTAGCTACAGCAACAGACGGAAGAATATATGCTATTAAAGATGTAACTGGGACCTTTACTGCTAATGGTCAAACAGAATTATCGTCCAATGAAATTCCTACTTGTGTTGCTGAAGTACAAGGAGAGATTTTTTATGGAACAAAAGAAATACAAACATCTGCAGCAAAAGTTATAGGAAGACTGTACAGAGCAAGACTTACTACTGCAGATAATTTATATATATTGTCTAATCAGCAATTAATTAAAGAATGGAACATAGATTCAGTAACAGCACAACCTATGTTTTTATTTTCAACCAGGGATTCTGTCTATACAGGTATTAAGGAATCATCTACAGAAACATTTTTGTGGAGATATTATTTACCTACTGCAGGTATAGCTAGAGACCTTGAGTTTGAAGCAGGTGGATTAGTAAAAGGAATAAATAAATTAGACGAAAAACTTATAGGAATAGTAGGTGGTAGTGGTTTTTATAAAGAAACAGATAACTTTTTACCTGAAGGATATTTAATTACAGCAGCAGCAGACTTTTTTACAGCAGAAAAGAAACAATTTGTAGAAGCACAAATAGAAACAAGCAATATAGATTCAGGTACATCTGCTGAATTACACATATCAGATAATTTAGAAAGTATAAACAATAGTGATGATGCTAACTGGGACTTAGTGCTAAATGTTATTTCAGGAGAAGGAACAGTAACAGCACAAACCAATAAAGTTTCAAGGTACATTTCTATGAAACTTGTTATAAAATCTGCAGTACCAAATGTAACACCAAAAGTACAATCAATACTTACAAGAGCATTAGCAAGACCTGAACTTGTAGTTGTACAAATACCTGTAAACCTAAGTGATAGAGTTGAAAGACCTTTTAGAAAACCTATAACAGTTAAAAATTTAGGAGAAACTATATATCAATCTTTAAAAGATAAAGAGGGAAGTTCTGTAACTTTAGAATTGTTTGACCCTGCTGAAGTAATTAGAGGAGTTGTAGAGTCTATACAATATCCTATAACAGGTGGATTACCTGACTGGGGCAGTGTAACTCAATATGCAATTATTACAGTAAGAGGGACAAGGCAAGAGATTTATGGTACTGTTACATCAGGCGATATATATGCCGTAAATAGTTTTGCAAAGATAAGATTTGGATAGTAAAAAAAACTATATGTTAAAAAATATTGTGTATAATGGAGAAGAATGACAGCAAGAGAAACTAATTTAGTAAACGCTTTTGAGACTACCCTAGCAGCTCAGTTAGCTAGTGGTGGTACATCAATGAACCTAACAGATGACCCAGGTATTGACGCACCTGTTTATTTTGTAATAGACCCGGACAATGACAGCAACAGAGAAGTTGTATTGTGGTCATCAGGAACAAACCATGCAGCAGCAACCATTACAAGAGACATAGATGGCAAGCACGGAACAGACCCAACACATGCAGCAGGAACACAAGTTAGATTAGCTGTTGTAAAACAACACATAGAAGAAGCACACGATGCTATACAGCAAGGTTTTGTATTAGAAGATGGAGACGGAACAGAAGTAACAATAGCTCCTTCCGTAGCTTCAGGTGTATATACACAAAGAGAAGTTAAATTTATTGATTCAGGTGGTCTTGATATTAACTGGACAGATACTGACGCAGGTACTGACGGAGACCCTTATGATTTAACATTCACATTAGATTTAAATGGATTAACTGCAGGTACGGTAGACATAGCTGCAGATAGTATTGCAATAATAGATGCTGATGATTCTAATTTAACAAAGAAAGAGTCATTAGCTGATGTTATAGCAGCTATAGATGGAACAGGTTTGACAGCTAGTTCCGGTGTATTGTCTGTTGACGCTTCACAAGCTATTACAGCTTTGACAGGAGGAGACCTTACAATATACGATGATACAAATAATGCTGATGTATCTTTAAAGATGGGTACTTCTGCAACAGAAGCATTAAGCATTGAAGTATTAAATGGAAGTAGCAATAAGACTGCTGAAGAAATTAAAATATCTACATCTACAGCATCAGGCACAGCTAACCACGGTAAAATATCAATTTATATTGACGACACAGAAATACTAGATATTGACGATGGTGGTATTGATATGGCATCAGGTAAGACTGTAGCTATAGACGGAACAGACATAGTAGCACATACAGCAGGTGCATTAATAGATTTTGATGGAACAGACATTGATGTAGATTTATCAGAAGCAGCAGAAGCAGCTATTGCTGATGGCGATTACGTATTATTTTTAGATGGTGGTGCTACAGGTACTGCTGCTAAAGAAGCTATTGCAGATGTTGCAACATTGTTTGCAGGAACAGGACTTACAGCTTCAAGCTCAGTCATATCTGTAGATGCTTCCCAGGCTATAACAGCTTTAACTGGAGGAGATTTAACTATCTATGATGATACTAACAATGCTGATGTTTCACTTAAAATGGGAACATCTGCTACTGAAGCATTATCTATAGAAGTATTAAACGGTTCTTCTAACAAAACAGCAGAAGAAATTAAAATTTCTACATCAACTGCTTCAGGTACAGCTAATCATGGAAAAATTTCTATATACATTGATGACACAGAGATTTTAGACATTGATGATGGAGGTATAGACCTTGCATCAGGAATGACTTTTGCAATTGACGGAACTAATTTACCTACTGTAGGTGGAGATAGTTTAAATTCTGTAGCAGCAGGAGCAGTAAATCAAGCAGCAGACAGTATTGTATTTATAGATGCTGATGATAGCAATGCAACAAAGAAAGAAAGTATTGCAGATTTTGTTGAAGCTATAAACGGTTCAGGTATAGATGCGTCATCAGGAACATTAGTTAACGCAGCAATAGGTAAACAATCTATGTGGATTCCTGCAGCAGCTATGTATCCTACAGCATCAAATGGTTGTGCAGCTATTGCAGCAGCAGAAACAACAGCAGGAAGACCTGATATGTACACTTTAGATTTCGATGCTTCATCAGATGAAAACGCACAGTTCTCAGTAGCAATGCCTTCATATTGGAATGAAGGAACAGTAACTTTCCAAGTTTATTGGACAACAGCAGCAACAGATACAGACGGTGTTGCTTGGGCATTATCAGGAGTAGCTTGTTCTGACAATGACACTATAGATGTGGCATTTGGAACAGCAGTTGTTGTAACAGATGATGCACTAGGTGCAGCAGAAGATTTATGCGTAACTGCAGAGTCAGGTGCAGTAACATTAGCAGGAAGCCCTGCAGCAGGAGACTTAGCTTACTTTAATATTTTAAGGGATGTCTCAGACAGTAATGATGACATGGCAGAAGACGCAAGACTTATAGGGATTAAATTATTCTACACAGTAGATGACGTACACGAGGCTTAATAAATGGTAGGACCAAGCTCATTCGGTTATCAAGTCTCAGGATTCGGTGGAGGTTCAGCTCCAAAACCTGATTTAGTAGTTTCATATTTAGTTGTAGCAGGTGGTGCCGGTGGTGCTACAGGTAATGACGCAGGTGGTGGAGGTGGAGCAGGTGGTTATCGTACATTTGCTGACCAAACACTCACTCCAGGCACAGCTTACGCAGTTGTAGTAGGTGCAGGTGGCAGCAGTGGTAGTGGAAATGGTAACAACTCAACTTTTCATAATAATTCATCATCTTATGGTGGTGCAGGTCGTGCCAATGCTAACGGTAACAATGGTGGTTCAGGTGGTGGACCAGGTTGGCAAGGACAAACAGGTGGCTCAGGAAACGTTGGTGGATATTCTCCATCCGAAGGTAATAATGGTGGAAACCTTTACTTTGCAGGTGGTGGTGGAGGAGGTGCCAGTGGTGCCGGTGGTTTTGGAGGAACTGGTGGAGGAAACGGTGGTGCCGGTTCTCAATGGTTAGACTCTAACTACTACGCAGGTGGTGGTGGTGGAGGTGGCGACCATAACAGAAATGGTGGAGCTCAATCATCAGGTGGACAAGGTGGTGGAGGAAACGGACAAGGTGGTGGTCAAGGTTCAGCAGGTGCAGCTAACACCGGTGGTGGTGGTGGTGGCTCAAGAAGTCACAACAGCAAAGCCAGTTTCAGTGGTGGTTCAGGAGTTATAGGTTTAAAATATCCAAAAGAATATGTGTTAACAGCAGGTGCAGGAGTTACTATAAGTTCTGAAACTGTAGATGGAGATAGTAAATACGCTTACTGCACAGCAGGCAGTGGAAACGTTAGTTGGAGTTAATTAAATGGCTCATTACGCTTTATTAGATGGAGACTCAATAGTCACACAAGTTATTACTGGTATTGATGAAGACGATACAAGCACTTTACCTTCTGAATTTTCATCATGGGAAGAATTTTATGGAGACCAACATGGTAAAACATGTAAAAGAACTTCATATAATACCGTAGGAGGAAGTCATCTTCTTAGTGGAACACCTTTTAGAGGAAACTATGCAGGTATAGGTATGAAGTATGATGCAAGTAATGACGTATTTTATGAACAACAACCTTATGCTAGTTGGACTTTAAATACATCAACATGGGAATGGGAAGCTCCAGTTGCATATCCAACATTAACAGAGGAAGAACATACAGGAGACGAAGTAGTTAGTTATGAATGGGACGAAAGCGTAACTAATTGGGTTAGAAGAACTCCTTAAATATATAATAGGTGGAGCTATGACAACAAACATATATTGGTTTCTTATACAAAAAGAAGATTTGCCCCCTGCAATGTTGTACGAAGATGTACAATTTAAAAAAACAATAGTGCCTATATGTCCACAAACTGTTGCTTTAGACAAAAGAACATTAGTTATTAATATGCCATTTAACTTAACATTACAAAGAAAAGAAGATGGTAGTTATTATGCAGAAAGCACAGAAGTAGTAGGTCAATCTTTATGGGAAGATAGACCTGTATTAGCAATAGATACTGAAACTAAACTAAAAGGTTATGAAGAATACCCTATACTGCATATTAAAATACCATATATATTTCTTACTGAAAATAAAAATATAACTTATTATTTACAAGGTCCTAAATCTAACACTAAACATAGTTTAAAAAATGTTATATTTGCAGAAGGTATGTTAAGTCCTGGACAATATGCAAGAGCAGTAGACGTAGCTATGATTATTCCTAATAACGAAAAGGTAACATTTGTTAAAGGAGAACCACTTGTTTATTTATATTTCAGTGATGATATTAATTTAAAAGAAATAATACCTAATCAACCAATATTAAATTACATGACATCCATATACGGTGTTACTAATTATGTAAGAGGAGTTAGAAAAATATTTAAAAAAGCAAGCAGAAAATACCCTTACAAAGAATTAAAAAATTGTGAGATTGTAAATGCCGACTAGATTAGCAGTTATTGGCAAAGGAACAGCAGGTGCTATGGCTTATAATCATTTTGCAAATTATACAAATTATGAAATAGATTGTTACTTTGACAGTACAAAAAAAGAACAAAGTGTAGGAGAAGGAACAACAATAAGTTTACCTAGAACACTACATCATACTATAGGTTTTGAATACTATATGTTACCTGAAGTAGATGGGCATTATAAAAATGGTATTGAATATATTGACTGGACTAATAAAAATTTTATGCACACATTTCCTGCTCCTGACATATCTATGCACTTTAACGCAGTTAAATTACAAGAATATTTAAAAGATAAAAATAAAAATAGAGTAACTTTTAAAGATGTAAATGTAGAAAATATATATGATATAAATGCAGATTACATAATAGATTGTTCAGGCACTCCAAGTAATTATGCTGAACATAGTGTTGCAAAATATATACCAGTAAACGCAGTTTACGTTAGACAATGTATGTGGGATTTCCCAAGATATGATTATACATTATGTATTGCTAGACCTTACGGATGGATATTTGGGATACCATTAAGAAATAGAATTTCTTTTGGGTATTTGTATAACAATAAAATAAATAAATTAAAAGATGTTGAAGAAGATTTGTTAAATGTAATTGAATCATACAAGTTAAAAGATAATTTAACAGAAGTGCAAGGCAAAGCACAGTTTAAAAATTACTATAGAAAAGAAAATTTTTATGAAAGAATTACGTACAACGGTAATGCTTCGTTTTTCTTAGAGCCTATGGAAGCTACCAGTTTAACTACAGTAGACAACATTAACAGAAAAGTATTTGATATATTAGAAAATAATGCAGATTACAACACACAAAATATATGGTATAAAGAAAAATTTAAAGAACTTCAAGATATTATTGTGATGCACTACTTAGGTGCAACTAAATATGACACAGAGTTTTGGGACTATGCAAAAGAATTAGCACAAGATTGTTTAAGCAATACATCATACAGATTTAAAGATATACTTAAAAATGTACACGATAATAATTACGAATTAGATGATGATTATGGTGTATGGGGAATGCACAGTTTTAAACAAAACATATATTCTATGAATATATTAAAAGCATTGGAGGATTTAAATGTTTAAAAAAGAAAATCCATTGGTAGAATTTAGCACACCATTCAAAGGGTTAGAAAAAATACCTAGTTGTAGACCACAACCTGCTAAAAATTTTATACCAAAATGGTTTGAAAACTTAAGTCCTACTATAGATGTCATACCTGATACTAGAAAAAATATACTTAGAGAATTAGATACAGTAGAAGATAGCGTAGGTAGATTAAAACCTAAAATGAAAACCGTAAAAACTTGTCCTAGTTTTGCTATGTTATTTCATAGTGGATGGGTAATACCTGCACATACAGATATGTATTTAAGGTGGGATGCACAGGGAGGTTATGCTTGGGAAACACCTTATGAAAAATATGAAATACAAATACACGATGATGAACAAATGGTAAATCATTTACCTCCTGCTGCTAATGCGTCAAAAGTATTTAAAATAATAAGTCCTTGGTTTGTAAAGACTGCACCTGGATATAGTATGTATCAATTGCCTATGTTTTATCACTATAATCCTGATTGGTATATTCCTTTTGGTGTATTAGAAACAGATAAACACCCTGTGCTTAACCATCAAGTAATAATGACCACTGATAAATATGAAGTAGTTATTAAACAAGGAGAACCATTAGCACATTATTTACCTTTTAAACGTGAAGAGTACGATATGAATATAGTTCCCTGGACTAATAAATGGGATGACCTTGTAGAAGAAAATGTAGTAAAAATACATGGTAAGTTTCGTGGAGGTTATTACAAAAATGTCTAATTCTATAAAAGTATTTCCAAGAATTAAAGAGTATGAACCATTAGTGGAGTTGTACCCACCACAACCTGCCAATAAATTTTTACCTGATTGGTATAAAACACAAACTAAATTACAACGTGAAGACTCGGATACTTTGTTTGCTTCTAGTTGCCCTGCTATAAAAGATTACATGTTAGACGGAATAGTCTTTCCGTTGTGGTCTGATGTTGAAATAACTATAGAACATAAAGAACAAGTAACTTGGAATGTAAGAGTAGGAGATAGTTTAGCAATGCCTAAAGGACATCATTGGGTGCAAACACACCATAACTCACAGACAATAGGTATGAAATTAAATTCTTTAGAAAGTTTAGGAGCATTAAAATTTATACCTCCTTATTACATTAAGACAGAAGATAACATTGGATTAGAATTTATAGATACGTTTTATCATTTCAGAAAAGATATAAGACTTTTACCTGGACAAGTGGAAACAGATATATGGAATGAAGTAAACTTTCCTTTTGAATTTTATAAAGATGTAGATGATTTAATAGGAACAACTATAAAAATAAAAGCAGGGACTCCTCTAATATTAGCTAAACCTTATGACATAAAAAGACACAAGTACGAAGTTGACGTACTTGAATACGATGATAAAGCCACTAAAGACTTTATAAAAAATGATGTATTAAATGCAGCTAGTTCTTATGATTGGACTACTTATAGGAAACGCTTTAGAAAATAATATTATATGATATAATCCTACATCATGGATTTTTTAACAGGTTTTATTATAGGGTATCTTATAAAAGAAATAGGATTATATCTTAAAAGATTAGCTAATTATAAGCCACATCCAAAAGAAGATTGGGATTGGATTTCACACGAGGATTTACCGTAAATGACCAACAACAATGGCTACACACAGAAGGAATTACTCAATATGGTCATTGAAAGACTTGATAGATTGGAAGAAAAACTAGATGCAAAACTAGATAAAGCAGAGTTTTACAAAGTATTAACGCTACTTGTAGCATTAGGTGGAGTTGTTGCAGCGATTGTAATGTAATGCTGCGAGTCTTATTCGCAGTTTTTTTACTGCTACCATTACCTTTGTATGCTAATGAAAATAGTACAGATACTACAGATACTTCTACCACTACTACTACTAGCACTACTACTACTACTATCCCAGGAGAAACCGAAGAAGTAGAAACCTTTGATGGTCCACCTCCTGTAGAAGAAGAGGAAGTTTTAGAGGAAGAGACTACTACAACTACTTCTACTACTACAACAACTGTACCTGAAACCTGGGAACAAGCTACTGACATAGTTTTACCTGAAGATGAATTAGATACACAAGGTAATGAAGTAGAAAATAATATTGTCATAGATGATATTTGGTCAGGTAAGTATGGATGTACAGATTTTTGTATGAACCTTGAATACCAACAACACGGTGGAGATGGTGCTAATTATTCTTTTGATTTGCCTGAAACAATAACAGTAGATGAAGAAGAACTTGAAATAGAAATATACGAAGTAGGTTTTATTGTAGGTGCAGTAAACAATGAAGGTAGTGTAACTTACACACATACAGATGAAACAACAGAAACAGATACAATATCTGTACAACAATGGGTATCAGATGAAACTATGTGGGAAGAATATATTTATAACATATACGATACCTTAGATACATTTATTGATTCTTTTACTATTTATCTAAATGATTGGTCTTTACTAGATGACATATCTTTCAAGTATGTTATGCCTACTACAACTACCACCACTACAACAACTACTACAACTTTGCCACCTCCACCACCTCCACCACCTCCACCACCACCACCTAAAGTTGTGGTTGTAATGGATGATGGTTCTGAAGCAGAATATGAAACTTATGAAGTAGAAGATGGAACAGTAGAGCGTGACAATGAGCGTAAAGCTAATGAAGATAAGTTTGGTTGTTATATGACTGATGCACAAATAGAGCGAGGAGATTGTGACATACCTGAAGAAGAACCTGTAGAAGAAGTTATAATTGTAGAAGATGAAGAACAATACGATACCGAAAAAGAGTTTTACGAAGATGATGATATGGTACTTGACCTGGAGTCTGAAGATGAAGTGGAAGAACTTGAATCTATCAAAGAAGAGGATATTGTTGAAGAGGAGTTTGAGATTGACCTTGAGGAACTTGAAGAAGAGTTTAAATTTGAAGAGGAAGATTTTGAACTAGAAGAAATAATTATAGTTATTGAGGAAGAGGTTGAAGAAAATGAGTTGGACGAAAAGGTACTTCGAGATGACGACATCGGAGAGAAAGAAATTCAAGAAGAAGATGTCCAAGACGAAGTTATACAGGAAGTAAAAGTACTTAAAGAAGATATTGTAGAGGAACTTACAGAAGAAGAAGTAGCTTTAGAAGTAGCAGAGATAGAAGAAGTTGTAGAAATTCCTATCGTAGAAGAAGATGCAACAGAAGAAGAAGTTGCTGAAGCTATAGAAGAATATGTAGAGGAATTAGAAACAGAAGAAGTCATAGAAGTTCTTGAAGAGGTCAATGATATTGGTGTGCAGGAACTAGAAAATGTATCAGAAGAAGTACAAGAAGTTATCCAAGCAGTAGTAGAGGAAGCTATTGAAGACGTAGAAGAACTTACAGAAGAGCAAGTTGCAGTCGTAGCAGAAGTATTACAAGTAGAAGAAGATGATGTTGAGATTATTGCAGAAGCAGTTAAAGAAGATGAAGTTGTAGCTGAAGCAGTAGAAGAGTATGTAGAGAGAGCAGTAGAAAACTCAGACGTAGAGAATTACACACTCGCTGATGTTGTCACAGAAGTAACTTATGAGGCGTTCCTCGAAAATCCTGTAGAAGTTTTTGTTGATTTAGATTTTGAAGACATAAGCATAAGCACAATAGGAGACGATATGACACAAGACCAAAAAGAAAAAGCACAAGAAGTGGTAGTCCCAGTTATTCTGACTAGAATAGCTAGTATGGCAGCTTTTGTATTTAGGAGAAGTCTATGATAAAAAAATTATGGAACTGGTTAGTCCAGGCAATTAAAGAAACACTAAATCTTTCGTGGACTTTAGTGGGTTTAATCATAGCTACTTTGACTTTGACCGGGAGTGCCAGGCAAATCACGGGGCTTGCCACCGTAATTACATTAGCAATATGGCTATTGACTATAGGATTTAGGAAAGGGGAATAACATGGACTGTTGTGGACAAGGTTGTTGTGGAGGTAAGTAAATGAAATTAGATGTTGTAAGAACACAATTCGGGGAGGATGCAACTAACAGCTTATTATTTATTGATGGGGTATTTGAATGCTATGGACTCGAAGATGAAGTTAGAGATAAGAAAGTTTATTCAGAGACAGCCATACCTTTAGGGGAATATGAAATTAAATTTAGAACTGTTGGAGGATTCCATACACGTACTAAGGCTCGCTATGATGCTAAGTATGGAGAAGGTTGGCACCTGGGTATGCTCGAACTACAAGATGTGCCTAACTTTGAATTTATTTTGGTGCATTCGGGGAATACAGATGAAAGCACGGCAGGTTGTTATCTAGTGGGTAACACACAGCAAGACTTAGATGTAAGCAAAGATGGATTTATTGGCTCTAGTAGAGTAGCTTACGAAAAAATGTATCCAAAAGTTAGAGATGCTTTAGTTGCAGGAGAAAAAGTAACAATTAAATATTCTAACGTAAATTTAGAACAGCCGTTATCTAATAAGTCAGGACCTGAATACATGAATCCATCTGATGTACATGAAAAATTACAAGAGATAAGTGGAGAGATTCAAGTTTTGACTGCTATGCTTAAAGGTAGAATAATAAATTAGGAGATTATAAATGAGTGCAGACCTTAAAGACATGCTAGAACGTACCGGATGGACTTTTATTGAAGCCTTTATCGGGGCGTTAACAGTTGCTCCCTTGGTCGGGGTTGACGCAGAAGTTATACAACTTGCTGCTCTTGCCGGTGGTGGTGCAGCTTTAGCAGTAGTTAAGACCTATGCTAAAAAACAAATCGGTGGAAACTCAGCATCAGTCAGTAAATAATTTAATTAAATACACGGTTTCTACGTAAACCCCTATAGACTGTCAGTAACAGGGCTAAAGGAGGTTTTATGCCTAAGAAAAAAAAGCTATCCTCAGAAGAGTTAGGTAATAACTTTTATAAATCAGGGTGGCAACCAGGTTATGAAATAGATGAAGTAACTGGTTTAGGAGAAATCACACACGTTGGAAACGACCCCAACTATCAATCAAAGTATGATGAGATATTAAAAGAATGGGGTTTCAATCCTGACCACTATGAAATAGATGGTCAAGTTCGTGCCAGTTCATGGCAGACACAACTGAAAGGTGGCAGGGTAGAAACATTCTATGCTTTCAAAGGTCTTGTCCGTAAAAAGAAACCAGGACACGACAAATATTTCAAAGAACTATTTAAGAAAGCCAGTAAGAAAGTACCTGTCAAAAAGTATGACAAAGGTGGAGACACAGCATTTATGTTCTTTTGTTCTGACTGGCAGTTAGGAAAAAAAGATTACGGTGTTGAAAACACTATCAAAAGATATGACATTGCTTTACAAGATGCAGTGCAAAGAATCAAAGAGCTGCGTAAAACAAACGTAGAGATAGATGAAATATACATAGCAGGAATGGGAGACCTTACAGAAAACTGTTATGGATTCTATGACTCGCAGGCATTTAACATTGAGCTTACATTAGTAGAACAATACGCACTAGCTAGAAGTATGCTTATGAAAACTATTGATACATTTTTACCACTTGCAAATCGTATTGTACTTTGTGGTGTTCCTGGTAATCATGGCGAAACTTCTAGGTCAACTAAAGGACAAGTCACAACTAACAGACTAGACAACTCAGATACAATGCACTTGCAAATATGTAAAGAGATTATGTCTGCTAACCCTGAAAGGTATGGACACGTAGAAGTAAATATACCGGAGGGTTTCCATCAGAACATTACCGTCAAAGGTAAGACTGTTGCTATGACACATGGACACATGAGTTCAGGTGGAGGTAACGCAGAAGCAAAGATAGAGTCGTGGTGGAAAGGTCAGATGTATGGATTCTTACCACCAGGAGATGCTGAGATACTTGTGACTGCTCACTATCATCATTTTAGAAGTAAGCAGCAGGGAGATAGAACTTGGTTTCAATGTCCTAGCTTAGATAAGTCTATTGATTTTACTGCTAGAACTGGTATGTGGTCCCACCCTGGAGTGCTTACCTTTACGATTAGTAATAAAGGATGGGACAACCTTAAGATATTATGAACAGTATTGAGCAGCTTGATATTCTTTTATAGTATTTTGATAACGTAGTTTGGCTTTGTTGTAATCGTCAACATTTTTGTCAGGAAACAAAACATAATCTTGTAGCTCTACATTAATACCGAAATCATAATACTTAGCTTGATTATATTTAGCTTTGTTTTGATTACACCTCTCGCAATACATAAACCAGTTGTGCCATTTCTTTTTATAAGCTGCATTTGGATTACCAAAGTCTTTACCTTTGACTGTAAATTTATGTCTCATTAAACACTCTCCTTTTGTTTTTTGATTTCAGCTTGTACTTCTTGCAAAACTTGAATTGCAAAATCAATATCTTTAACAAGCAAACTTAAATCTTCTCTGTTGCGTCTTACTGATAGTTTGACAAATGGATAGTTTGTGTCTCCTGTAAATAAATCATGTGATTCAAGAACATCAGAATAATTACCTCGCAAATCCCAAATAGAAATTGTATCTTCATTTCTTTCAATGGTATGACCATGTAATTTATCTTTGTTTATTTGTCTAGCAATTCTGACACTAGCTAATTCTTTTTCAGTTCCTAATTTTAATTTGTACTTTTTATAATACATCGCATAAAACTTTCCATGGAACTTAGGATGTTTTGCTAACAACTTGTTAGCTAGTGTGTCTTTTGTTATTGATTTATGTTTAGGCATATTTTACTCCTTTGTTTTTATGCTTACGATACTTAGACTCTTTTGGTTTCAAAAAGGTTACATCTTTTTTTTTTTTTTTTTTTTTTTTTTTTTTTTTTTTTGATTAGTTCGTAAGGTCTAAGTTATACATCGTATATCTAAGGGTAAGTTCTTCTCCTGGTTCAATATCTTTTGCTGCAGTTAGATACTTGTAACCATCCATATCAACTGTCTTACAATTAGGTGTCTCATCGTGATTTACAAAACCACCTAAAGGAGTTCTAATATATCTGTTAGGAAATCTACTGTCTTCCACATGTGATATTCCTAAATTTTGTCCTTTGTTTATATATGTGACACAGAACAAACCTAATCCGTCTATGTCTGACACTTTAATTGTTACGCAATCCGGTAACGGTTTATAGTGCATTCTTTAGTTTGTTTATCCAATCACTACAAGATACTTTACCTGTATTGTCTGAGTTCAAGTATTGTTTTGCCTCGGCTGCAAGTGCGTCAAGTCCTTTGTCAATTGCTTGATTAATCAAACCCTCTAAGAAATTTTTTTGTGCTTCTGTCATAGGGTCTGCTTCTTTACCTGCTTTCCAATCATCGTTACTAAAGTCCATGTCTTTCTCCTTATCTGTTATCTCTGTAACGTTATCAAGATTCTCAATAATCCTATTTACAACAGGCTCATTGTTCTTTCTCTCTTCAAACGTTTCCTTGTTCTTATCTATGTACGAATCAACTAAATCTAAAAATGTTTTTATGTCTGCATCTTCCCATTTAGTTATATCATCTTTTTTTGTTTTAATTACTGCCCTGTTGTAACAATCTTTGTAACATCTAGCTGCAAAGTTTTTGTCATCGTTACAACTTACTAGCACCATTTCTTTTAACTGATTCACAGTAATTCTTGGTTTAGAATGGGATGTCCCAGTCTCTTGTGCTACTTTTTTTTTAGGTTCTTCTTGTACAGGTGCAGCACCAATATTGTATTCCTCTTCGCTCATGTCTTGTTCCCATAACTCAAGACCGATACCAAGTCTCATGCAACACCTTTTAAGTGCATCTGATTCTGCATCTTTAATAAGTTCGCCCTCAGATTTTTTACCGTTTAAGAATTGGTTTATAGCTGACGGCTCTACGTCTCCTACGTGAGTGACACTTTTACCGTCTACTACCAATGTACATCTTGCACCTATGACGTGTCCTGCTTGTCCTTTAATGACTTCGACAGTATCAAAACTGTCAAACAATCCACTCTCCACCAGTCTCCTTGTATAGATATGGTGTGGTACGTAGTCTCCAAATCCTGCAGGATTCTTTTTGACTACTGATTTAGCAAATGGTTTTTTTAAATCATCCCATTTCTTTTTCTTGCTCTCGCTCATTTATTCTCCTTTGTTTAGAATTATGTAGACACGTTGCCTACTAATGTTCGCAGCTTTACTAATCGTCATAACTGAATGACCCTCCACTAAACATTCTTTTATTAGTTTAGTTCTACGGTCTGACAGTTCTTGTAACTCATCTCTCTTTGAGTTCATAAGAACTTGATTGAATTGTAGGTCCTGCATTTTACTCATCAGGCTCATACCATTCTTGTATGTTTCCAGGTCTTGTTCTAAGTCCTGTATTAAGATTTATAATTTCATACATGTCTTTGTACTCTTCCATATTATATTTTCTTAAATCAGTAATCGTCATACCAAATCCCTCTAATACGTCTCTCAGTATACGCAACGCACTAATCATAAAACCTACAAGCAAAACAATTATTATGCTCGCTGCGATTAGTAATTGCATTTCCATTATTCCTCTTCCTTATATGCCTCGTTCTCAACCGTGTCAGGATTGTCTGCAACGTACTGTCCCTTTTCATTTCTAGCACGTACTAACTCTCCGTCCTCATCTACTTCTAATCTTTGTACAACAACAGGCATTGTTGCAGTTAAAGATGTAAGTACTACTTCGTTCTTAACACGAATCACATTAGCCTGAAAGACTTGTTTGTCATCCACTTTAATGTCTAGCATTTCTCCTATTAAGTTTTCCATTGTTTTATCTTCTGTCATTCTTCCTCTGCTTTCTCTCTTAACTCGTTCATAGTTTGCATGTTGAAATTAAAATCAATTACAAATTGTTCAACCAACCTATCAATCTTATGAACATCATATTTATTTAACTTGATACTTGATTGTGAAACTTCTTGTCCACCACAAGCATTTGCTAGATTTATAGCCCATTTTTTTAGTACCTTAGGCTCACTAAATAAATTAGCCATTACTCTCCTTTTCCTATATTGTTTGCTATCTATACAACAACAGTAGAGGTGGTCGTAAACTTAACGACATAACGTCCTGGTTCGTCTTTCAGTTCTCTTACCTGCTCGCCTGCTTTGACGAGAGAATCGAACTCCCAGGAACGTTCCTCATTACTGTATATATCTATAGCCGTAACTATATACATCATATCTTTTATGTTACTATATATTGTCATGCTTTGTAAACAATTATTGAACTAACTTCAATTGATTGTTTGTCTCCTCATCAGGCATAGACAATAGGTAATAAACATAGTGTCCTTTTTCTTTTCCTTGCACTGTTGCTATGTCCCAACCCTCATCTCTAAGATTGTGCAGCAGTCCTCCGAATCTTGTACATCGTAACTCAAAGACAAACTCTCCATTGCTTATTGGCTTGTCGTCTCTAAATGTTACCAATGCCCAGGCAATCAAATCTTTTTTGGATTTAACGTGCCAAGGAACTGTTCTATTTCTAAATGATTTTACAATCACTTTTCCTCCTTACTACAAAAATATCGCTTTCTCCAATGTTGCTTTCCATATCAACCCAAGTAAAGCTACACCAATAATTTGTAGTCCTATATTTGATTAGCCAATAAATTAATGTTGGTAAGTTATACCACTTAATAAATGTGTCGTATGGTAAGCCAACAGTATCATCAGTTCTAATTATCCACCAATACTTATTCACTCTTCCTCCTGTATCTCTTGTATCCTTGCGTCAGTTAACATATCGATAACTAAGTCAGGATTACTTTTATAGTCCCTGTTCTTAAATTTTATCCAGTATGTTTTGTTGTCCATTAGAACGGTGGCTCTGTACTTGCACCGTCAATGGCTGCTTGTTCTGCTAGGTCTGCTCTTTCAACTTCTTTATACAGAACTCTTAACTCTCTAAGCTGCTGCATTAATACCATGCGTGTTACATCGTATCGTGCATACCTTAAGTCGCTCCACCATTTGATACTGCTTTTCTTTTCTTTGTTTATTATTGACAACTCGTCCTCAATTCTTTCAGTCAAGTGTTCAATAATGTCGTATGCGTCAGGGCATCGCCTAAATATAGATTTCATATTTTCTCCTTCGTTTTCATTAAGTTCAATAAGTTCCCAAGCCATTACTCTTGCTCCCTTACTTTCTTATTGTATTGTTCCTCTAACTGTTCTGCATGTAGCTTTAGTCCATAAGTCTGATGGTTCTTTTGTGTCCCACCTTTCTTATTAGATGCTAGCCTGCGTCTTGTTGCTCTATTCATATTCTTTCCTTAACTCCCATGTTGTTGTACTGTTCAACTAATTCCTCAATTAAGTCCCAGTCTTCTTCTTTCAGTGGTCTTAATTCATCTTCAATTATTTCATGCAAGTTATCCTCAAATAAGTAATACCTTACTTGATTATATGTCACATCAGTTTCCTGAACTTGCCATAAATCGCAGAAATCAGTTGGAGATAACGCATCCCTACCAAAAGCATACATACTGTATAACTCCTCTAACTTATCAAGGTCCTTTGGTTCAGTTGTGGTATCTACTATTGCTTTCTTTATCTTTTTATACATTATTCCTCCTCCATTTTTACAAAGGCTCCGTCTTTCATCTCCATTGCGTATGCGTATGTAACTTTATCCACATACTTAGGTTTGTATTCACGCAGCCAACCCTGTACTTTTCTTTCTGCATCTGCTTTATCTATACCTAGTATTGGAAACTCTCCCGATACTAGGAATATATATTTCTTTAGCATATATATCTCCTCTATCTCGTTGTCTAAGTCGTCTAACAATTGCTCATCAAACCACATAACTTAGACTGTTCTATTACTTAATTGGTTACATAGATATTTCACTATTGCCCCAAACTTTTATTACTGACCTAAAAATAAAATACAATTGCTCTTTCTGTTCCTCGTTAAACAGTGCGTCCTCCTCAATCATTTTCATTGTAAGTGTCACAATCTTTATAACCCTAGGATTATTTACTTCCCACATATCTGACTGCTGCACTTGGTCTTTCAGTATCTCGAATCGTCTATCTATCATTTTTCATTTTCTCTCCAATAAATCCTTAGGCTGCACCTCACACGTCTTGGAGGTACTTTTCTAAACCAATCCGTGTTGCGTCTTACTGCGTCAGATAATCCCTGAGTATATCTTGTACCAGTTGGAGGCATAGAGTTTGTAATTGATATAACTAATTTCCCCTGCTTTATGCTTGGGGCATCAATAAATTTATCTGCCCTGCCTCCTGCGTCTCCTAATCCTGATACGTTAGAACGTTCCCTGCCGTCCTCTCTTGTCAGTCTTACGTGAAACGGTCCATATATTTGTGGTGGTATCTCCCACGGAAATTGTACTGGTGGTTTCTCCAACTAGAGTAACTCCCGTATCTTTTCGTGGCTGCATACTTTTTCATACAACAGTTGAAATATATTTATCTGCAGTTGTCTTATTATGTTTTCGCCCTCGTGTTGAAACTCCATATAAGAGGCTCCTAGCCATACGTCTGACCAGTCCTGACCCTCCAACTCATTGGCGAACTCTATAACACCACTGTTATAAACTGGTACGTAACCGTCAACCATTTCAGTAACTATGTCTTGAGGGTAACTGTGGTCATTGTCTTTCAGTTCCTCCTCTATCTCGGACACAATCTCCTCAATAAAGTTGTGCATAATAAATCGCTCTTTTGTTTCCTCCATTATTCCTCCTCTTGCATTCCGTTATAAATGTATTGTAAATGCTTTTCTGCAATGTCTAGTCTCTTAACGTCTTCATCATATTCTCCACTTTTATTCTTATTGAGTGCGTTTTCGTAGAAGTCTGCAAAAACTTCTTCAATGATGAATTTAATATCTTCTTTAGTTAACATTATTCATCCTCCTCTATACATCTTATCCAATCGTTCCTAGACATACTGTCTACAAAATTTTCTGCATCGTCTATGTCTTTTGCGTGAAAAGATACAAATATTGTATATACTTTATCCATTATTCATCCCCCCAATATAATCTTGACCCGTCTTCGCTCCACATGGAGCCGTCCTCGGTCTTGTGTGTATAAAAGTCCTCTTGCATTTCTTCTTCGGTTAACTTCTCTAGCTCTCCGTAGTCCTGCTCGAACTCCCAACCACACTCATTAAGCCTAACCCAACTCATCTTGTCGCCTCCACCGTTTTGTGTAAGCTCCGTAATATATTCGATTGCGTCACTTTCACTTTCAGCAGACACCCAAGCCTCGCTTTCTTGTGTGTACTTTACTTTATATAGTTTCATTATCTCTCCTTTGTTTAGTATTACTTAGACTGTGCAGCCTCCGAAAAGGTTACACCTTATCTTTATTAAAATAATTATCTGTAAGTAACTCGTATTGTTCCATTAATAAGCCACCCTCATTTTCTTTTAAAGGTCTTACCCATGGCTCGTCTATTACAATATTATGGTGGCTAAATTCTGCATGTGTCCTGCTTAGAAAGTCATTCACTTCCTCGACTAATGCAGCCCCCTTTTCGTCTATGTCTAAATAGACCTCCATTTTTACTCTATACATAATCTCCCCTTTGTTCTCCTACGTGATAGCTCGTAATAAAATCAAACCTTTCATTTGTGTGATTTAATCCGTACTTATCCATTATCCATTCGATACTTTCCCCCTGTGCTAAATCCTGCTCAAGGTCGTATCTTTCATCCCTCGTTAGTCCCGATATGTCGTAACTAACTTGTTTTTGTATCTCTAATCTATCCTCCATTATTCCTCCTTTATTACTTAGACTGCATAACCCCCGAAGGGGTTACACAGTATTTTTATTTTTTAACTGGTTACTATTTCCCCAACGTTGCAAGCCTTGATAAATCTTTCATAGTCGAAATTATCATTGAACTTGGCGAACGTGCTGCCCAAGTCATAAGCCAAGTGCCTTAGAGTATGTAAAGCGATAAACTTTTCATCGTCATTCAGTTCTTGGCTAAAGGTTACAACTGCAGCCCTCTTGTTGATATCGTCAGCGATTGCCTCGAAATGTTTTTTAGTCATTGTTTCTCCTTTGTTTTGTTTATATTACTTAGACTTAATTAGTTCT